TACATGGACCAAACTGGGCTTTGCCCTGCATGTTACAATCATGGCTGCCAACAAAGTGGCCAAGCGTTTTCAAGCAGACCATGTGGTTTTCGCACTAGAAGGTCGTAGCTGGCGCAAGGACTATTACAAGCCCTACAAAGCAAACCGAGCAGTAGCACGTGGTGCAATGACCGAAACAGAAGCAGAAGAAGACAAGCTGTTCTGGGAAACGTATGATGAGCTGACTAAATACTTGTCTACAAAAACAAATTGTAGCGTTATCCGTTGTGCCACTGCTGAAGCAGATGATATCATAGCACGTTGGATCGCACTACACCCCCAAGATGAACACACAATCGTAAGCTCAGACACTGACTTTGTCCAGTTGCTGGCACCTAACGTTAATCAATATAATGGTATCTCAGATGAACTACTAACCTTGGAGGGCATATTTGATGCTAAAGGTAACCGTGTCAATGATAAGAAAACTAAACAACCAAAAACGATCCCGGATCCATCCTGGCTGTTATTTGAGAAGTGCATGCGTGGTGATAGCTCAGACAACGTATTCTCTGCATATCCGGGAGTACGTACTAAAGGGACAAAGAATAAAGTTGGTCTCGAAGAAGCCTATGCTGACCGAGACAAAAAAGGCTACTCTTGGAACAATCTAATGTTGCAACGTTGGACAGACCACAATGGTGAAGAGCATCGTGTGTTGGATGACTACGAGCGCAACTGTACCTTGGTTGACCTTACAGCGCAACCAGCAGAGGTCAAAGACACAGTGGATCAATGCATTCGCGAACAAATCAGTCACAAAGACGTTGGACAGGTTGGAGTTCATTTCATGCGTTTTTGTGGCAAGTATGAGCTAACCAAACTTAGTGACAGCGCAGATCAAGTTAGTCGTTGGCTCAACGAAACATATAAAGGAGTACTAGATGATATTAGCCAAACCCGTAGTAGAGAATCAGTTTTGGATACTCAAGCAGGATAACCGCAAGGTTGGTCAACTTGAAGTAGCCGAAAACGGCAACTGCACCATACGAATCAATGATAGTGTAGCACAGTACAAAACTATCAAGATGGCCAGACAAGCGGCCAACATTGAGTTTGAACCGCCAGTGCAATCTCAGCCGGTGCCGCCTAATATTGTACACGGCTTTGAAGTCACTGGGCAAGTGTACAATCCCTTGTGGAATGTGCAGTTGAAGCTACCACTATTCACTCGTGACAACAAAAGCAAGAGCTGGTATGCGGCTGGTTGGTACAGAGTCAAACAACACCGAACTTGGAAGATTGTAGAACACCCCAAGCTCATTACCTTGCAACGCTACAAGTATGCAGGTCCTTTCCGCACCAAAGAAGAAGCAAATGACCAATCCGTTTCGTGATCAAGAAAAATTTATGAAGGCTTGCGACCAAAGTGTTGACAAGTTCAATGGCACACAGTTTGACATGTACTGTTCCTTGATTGAAGAAGAGCACAAAGAACTTGTGCAAGCCTTGGCCGACAATAACGATAACGAAATCTTAGATGCTTTGTTGGACATTCTTGTTGTGACAATTGGTGCTATCCATTCAGCAGGCATGGATGCTGAAGGTGGTTGGAAAGAAGTCATGCGAACTAACTTTGCCAAGATTGATCACGAAACCGGCAAGGTTCGCAAACGTGAAGATGGCAAGGTCCTAAAGCCCCTGGGGTGGACTCCGCCTGATTTGACTCCGCACCTGCATAAAAATGATCCTTACTTGCAGACAAAATGAGCTTGCACATAAACCGATTTGTTGATGCTATCAAAGCCGCAGAGAGTCGCAATCAACGCGATTTAACAATGACTCTGCGAGATGCCAAGGATTTGCACAGTGACATTACCAAATTGTTGCTGACATTGGAAATCTTGCGTGGAATTCCAGCCGCCAAAGAAGAAGTTATTGAGATTGAACTTGTGGGCGGGAGTTTCAAAAGCACGTAGTTTTTGAGATAAATAAACTACGGAGATAACGATGAGTAGACCCAAGCCATTAGTGCTGGTTGAGCACACTGACAAACAAACATACAAAACTGAGCAAGTGTTGGCCTCAGAGGGTGTGTGGGCGGTGTTCTACGATTCCAAACCCATCAATCTCAAGACGTCAAATCTACTGACTCAATATCCTGGCCCCAAGTACAAAAAGGTCAGCTTCTCCAATCCAGGACATGCCAAGAACCTGGCCAAGAAACTCAACACACAATTCAAGACCGACAAATTCACAGTCGTACTCTTGACGCAAGGGGCGCAAGTGTACCCCAATGCTCAATAAGATCTCTCTAACTCAACAGATATTAGATCAGCTCAAGTGGGAGATCAACCCCACACTAGATCAAGCACTACAAGAGTGGTGGAAAAATCCCGACGAACATGCAGGCCTACGCTTAACTGCCGAGGGCTTTTTTGTTTTTAGTCAGTTAGAAATTGCACACTACGAGTTTGATGTTCCTGCTAGTATGCCTGCATTGCCAGGCCAACTGCTAACATTTGATCGCAAGCTCACCTGTCCTTACTACATCTTTCTTGGCAAGAAGCCCAAACTATTATTGTTTGGCAGCAAGGAAGCCACAACGTATTCCTTGTACGGCGATCTTGAAAAGTTTTTGAAATATTTAAATCGTACCTAGACGCATGGCCAAGGCCGCAACTTGACGGTCATAATTGTATCGGCAACGTTCAGGGAACTCGTCAAGCAAGAATACTCTATTACGCTGTAGTCTAGCACGATAAGGTTCAAGGTCAACACGACCCAAGATAAGGTCTTGATTTCTGCGCAGGGCTTCTTCTACTCGCACATCATTGGGCAATGTATCATAACTGGTATCTACCAAGTCATCAAACATATCAAATCCCAGTTCACGGCAATCCTGTACAATACCTTGGTGACCAATCACAATGGGTATTTGTTCTGCGGCAAAGGCCATCTGTGTTTTTTCAGTCACAATACCCGGTGCGTCATCATACATGGTTTCAGTCACAATGTTGATTGCGGCTGACTGATAAACCCACTTTAGTTTTAAAAAGTTTTCTTGATTGTTGCAACCCATGTAGTGATCATATCCCCAGTCTGGCAAGGGTATTTCTGTGCCATAACTTAGAACACCATGAGGCCAGTGCTGTAGAACATCCACCGCACGTCTGCGATGCTGACAGTAACGACCGTTCAAGCATTGCCATCTTGTGCGTCGCGGATTTAAAATATCTTTCCACTCAGGATAGATGTCTCGTAGGCTGTTTGCAGTACCATGATTGTGATTGCTAAACTCAATAATGTTGAGAGGACCTGCGTAGTACTTGCCTAAACCATGATTCCAATAATGCACAATCACTCTATTGGCATCGGCACCATATCTCTGTTCAATTTGTTCCAGCTCAAGTATGCGACGACCTTTCCAAGTAATGTAGTCGGGCAAGTGCAAGACCAAAAATTTGCCAGGCTCAATGTCGGGCATTTTTACGGGCCAGCCCCGATCAGGGTGAAAGTTTGTGTAATATGCGCTGAATTCTGCATGAAAGGGAATGCGATATTTGGTCAATGTTTGATCAATAAAAACCGAGTAATCCATAGGGGTATTTACTTGACCAAAATACCCCGATCGTTTATACTGTTATTACAGAAAAGTTGCATAAAAACAACACTTTTTAGCCCCAAAAAGTAGTACTTTTGTAGTACTACTTTTCATGTGAAAACTGGTTGACCAAAAACGCAAGATCGGTTATAATATACACATGAACACAAAAACAGTAGCCCGTAAAAAACGTACAGATCGTACTCACATTGTTTACATGCTCACTTCAGGCTCAGACTTCTACATTGGCGTAACTGCCAAGACTGCAAGCACTGTAAAGAAATCTGTAATGACTCGTTGCATGAAGCACCTGTATCGCTCACGTAGCGAAGACAAATCCTGGGCACTATATGAGTGCATGCGTGAACGCGGCACTAGCAATTTTACTGTGAACGTTTTGGCTGTGATGCGCGGTAAAACTGAAGCACACACTTTTGAACGTGACATGATCCGCACACACCGACCCAATTTGAACACAGATGTTCGCGGTGTTGTTTGACCAATTAATCCCAATCTGCTATAATACACACATAGACACAAAGGAGCCAAGGATGCAAGAATTGACTAGCTGGGAAGAGATGTCTGCACTAGAGCAGGCCCAATGCACTTATTGGGATATGCACAAGGATGCCTATGGCTTCCGTCCACGTGGTATTGACACTAGTTCTTGGACCTTGGAGCAATTCCAAGATGAGTTTGTGATCTTGGGTCAATCTATCGAGCGTGAAGAAATCGCTCGCAAGGCTGCCGAAGCACAGGCTATGATTGACTTTGAAGATCGTGTGCTGAATCTCATGCACACTGGTACCAACCGTGAGCGTGTGATTGCATGGCTCATGGATGCCGAAGGCGTCAATGGCGACCATGAATATTTTTGTTTCACCCAGGGCTTGCCCTATGGTTACTTCCGCAA